GGCGGCAGATCAGGCGCGACAGGTTCATCCGCGCATGACAGCAAGGCGACTGGCGGTTTAGCGATTGCCGGTCTTTCCTTTGTGCAGTTGGCGCAAAGCATCGCCAAGGGGATCAGTGCCAGTGCTTGCAGCTTTACGCGCATCTTGGTTTTCCTTTTCAACCGTAGCAGCCTCACTTGCCGCAACCTGCCCCGCCACATCATCAGCAATGGCATCCATCCTAGCAACCGCCGCAGCGTCCTCTAGGCGCGCTTGTTCAACCTGCCCGTTGACGTACAGCCGGAACGCCACGAACAGCGCCACAACAAGCCCCACGCCGATTAGAGCGCGATGGTAGCGGAGTATAAATGCCCAGATCACTTCTTTATCCCCGCTTCAGCAGCCTTACGCCCAGCGACAGACCCGCCAAACTCATGCCCGATCACAGCAGCACCCCAGCCCAATACAGCCCCAAGGCCGAGCATCAGAGCATCGCGGTTGCCGGTGGGCACTTCGATAAAGAACAGCGCCCCAAGGCCAGCCAGACCGCCCACAACGGCAAGCAGGCCAATGGTTGCGCGGAACATCTCACGCGGCTTGTGCGCAAGGTCGATCAGGTCGAGTGGTTCGGTCATGCCTCGTTCCTCGAAACAGTGCCGTTTGCGGCCATACGCACCGGCCCGCCGATCACAGGTTCGCCCTTCGGCCACCGTGCAGCGATGCAGCGATTTTTCAGAATGCGCGTGACGTTGACGCTATTGGACTGGTTGCCGCCCAGCACATGATAGGCCGTGGCATCCTCACCAATGTAGAACCCCACATGCCCGCCGCCATCACGCGAGAACACAAGGATAGCGCCGGGTGCAAGATGTGTCGTGCGAAGGTTTGCGCCATAGTCGGCCCATGCTTTCGCGCGCGGGAACTCCTTAGGATATGGCAGACCAGCTTCTTGCATAACGGCGGCGCAAAATGTGCCACACCACGGAACTTCATCCGTCGTGATCCAAGACTTGAGCCGTTGCAGCCATCCGATGATTTTAGCGTTGTGCTTTGGGCCCGCAATTTCGCGCGTTCCGATGTGGCTTGCGGCGATGGTTAGCCAGCGTGGTTCTGTCACAGCCCGCGCTCCCGATCTTCACGCGCCCGTTCAGCCAGAAACGCTACATTTGCGTCGATCCGTTCCACTTTGGGGATCAGTTCATCGACCTTGGTTTCTTGCGATGCAATGCGCCGTTCGTGGTCCTGCACATCGGCCCAAACCACACCCAAGCCGAATATCAACGTGGCGACATTCAAGGCAAACGCGCCGAAACTAATCCACTCGGCCCGCGTTACGTTCGTCATTGTCACCTCGTTATCCATTACTCAAAACCTCAGATCGCACGGCAGCACCATCGCGCCAGACACGCCACTTCCCCGGCGCGCATATCCGTTCCGCTTGGCCTCGCCACACGCGGTAGATCGCTATCCATTTGCCCATCACGCGCCCTTCACCGACGCCCGCCATCCGAAGAAGCGGTTTGCCGCAGCGTTGGCCGAAAGCGTTATCGTGAAGGTTGTCGTTGTCGTGGCAGACACCCAATAGCGCTCTACCACATCAGCAACCGGCGTTATCAGCACATCCTCTTTGGCAGGCGTGGCGGATAGTCCATGCGTAACAACAATGGACGAAGTGCCAGACGCAACCGTTGCAGCACCGGCATTGCTTGTGCGATAGCCAACGCAATCGCGGATGACGACATCCGAAGCCCCGCTATCCGAAAGCGGCCCGGTTGCATTCCCGCCAAGATCAACGCCAGCAATGCGGATTTGTGACGCAGCCGCAGCAAGGCCGATGCCGTAGCTTTGCGTTGCCGCAAATTCATCACCGCTACCGAACGCACCGCCAGTTACCTGCAAACCTTGGACGCCAGTATCGGCAAAGAGGCCAGCAAACGAACCCGCACCGGCAACGCTATTGCCCTGCACGTTGCATCCGACGAAATGAATGTCGCGGCAGTTGGTCAGATACGCGCCCGCCTGTTCGTTCAGCAGAATGTCGCAGCTATCGAAGCGCACCCGCTCAAGGCGTCCGGTGCTGGACGATTGCCCCGCGATAAGCACACCGCCGCCATTCTGCGAAAAGTTCATCGAGCAATTGCTAAAGCCTACGCCAGACAAGCGCGCTGTTGGCGCGTCAACGGTTATGCGGATTAGCTCTTGGTCGGCATTGTCGAAAAAGATGTTGCTACAGAATACGCCCTTGATGCGGTCCGTACCGCCTGCCTCAAACGTAGCAGCGCGGGTGCATGACAAAGCCTCCCCACCGATCCAGACAAGGCCGCCGACGTTCTTGACGCGAAGGCCAGCAGTCCCGTTGTTCAGATGGCAGTTGTAAAGGAAAACGTTCTGAATATCGCCAGTGCCGTTTTCACCGACGCGGACACCTGCCCCACTTCCGACTGACAGCGAAAAGACGTTTTCCAAAATAGCCAGGTATGCCGTCGCGCCTTTGTAAAGGTTGATGCCACTGGCGAAACTTCCCGCCGTGTCAGGAAAACGAACATTGCGCGCACGAAACCAGAAATGGTCAATGACCCGAATGCAATCTGTGATCGCCGCAGTTGGTGCAATATCCAGATCATTGATTGAACACGATGCGATAGGCCCGCTAGCGGCTTGAAATACAAATGCGTTTTGTGCCGCAGTTGCCGGTGCAATGATTGTCGCTTCAACGCCATCGCCTTGGATGTTTGTTTTTGCGTTGGCGATGGTGATTACAGAGGTTGTTTTGTACGTGCCAGCAGGAATATGGACGACACCGCCCGTTGCGCCGAGACTATCGATGGCCGCTTGAATAGCCGCCGTGTCGTCCGTGGTGCCGTTGCCGGTTGCGTTGAATGGCGCGTCTTTGACGCTAACGGTTTGCTTGGCTTTTGCGCCTAGTGTGCCGCTTGGGTACGTTTCGGCGTGAGAGAAGCCGACAAGCGATGCGCCGGACGCGGCGGATAGGCTTGACGCAAACACCGATACCGGATCAGTCGAAAGCAACTCGTTTACGAACGTAGTGCCGTTACGGTCCTGCACCTTGATTGAATAGGACTGACTGGCTGTAAAGATGCCAGCCGTTGCCCCCTGATACGCCGGATAGCCGTCAACCGTGCGGATGGGTTGTGCCCAAGGCAAGGTCAGCGCAGCATCCCTGTATGCTGTCACGGGGTTAGTCTGCGCATCCTGATTGGCAGCGCCGATATAGATAAAGCCGTTGTTGCCAGCCTCAGGGAAGTACGGGAATGGATTTGACGCGGTTGGCATTAGCGGGGCACCTCAAATGAAGCGGTTGGAGCTTGTTGCTCTGGCTTTCCAGCCTCTTGATACTGGCGATTGAATGCAGTCGTCAGCGCATTGCGGACGGCTTGCGCAGCCTTGGCCTCCTCTGGCGTTCCGACCTTGCTGTTGCGCATACGCATGACAGCATTACGAACCGGCGCGCTTTCGATAATCCGTGCCATAGCGCCAAGGCCCAGACCGCTAGCGATTGTGCCAGCGGCCACAGTCCCGCCGCTAGCAGCACTTCCGCCTGCCAAAGCACCTACGCCGCCTGATAAAAGGCTTGCCAATCCGAACGGCACTGCTTGCTGACCTGTGTCAGTCACAACGCCAGCCTTTCCGGCACGGCTAGTCAACTTCAAGGCGCGTACCAAACCATTAAGACGGTCGGCTTCTTGCCCTGTGAAAAACACGCCGATTGATTTTGCCCGATCACGAACGCGATTGACAAACTGGTCAGGGCTCACTTCATCAAGACCGACTTTCATATCGGTAAATATGCGGTCCATAATAGCGGCGCGCGCCGTTGCCCTACCTTCTTCAGGTAAGCTACGATAAAGTGCGCGGACTTCGCTAGGCTTGGCGCTGAAAAGCATATTCCCGACAACTTCGGGTTTAATGTCAACTTGGCGAAGCACTGACTTAAGTGTGTTGCTTTTCAATTCGCCCGCCATTTCAGACAAGCGCTTATTGGCAATGCCCCATTTGTTTGCAGCAGCCTGCCCGCCGCGCTCCTTGATGTATGTTTTAATGTCCTCCGCAAGTGGTCCGTAAATTGAATTTACAGCCTTTTGCCCATCGCCGCGAATGCTGGCTAGGCTTGGATCATCAAACATTTCGCCAAGCAACTTGCGGACGCCTTCAATTTGATCAAGGCTCTTACCGCCTGCGAGATTGGCCTTTTGATCATTTAGGCGTTGAATAACAGGAGCGTATGCCTTGGCGTCGATACCTGCAAGTTTCGTGATTGCCGCGTCAATAGCAGTGGTGGCGTTGGGAACAGGAACAGGATCAGCGCTAGCTAATGAAGAAACAACCTCATTCTTCATTGTGGTAAACTTGGTCAATTCTGCCGAACGTGCATTTCCGAGCGACTTGGCAACCTTATCGATCACGCCTTCAGCGCCAACGCCATAATCGCCAAGCAGCTCTTTAACCGCTGCAACTCGTGCGTTTTGTTGAGTAGCGCGGACAGGTCCAGTCCCTACAATTGGGATACGCTCGCCAATCTGTTGCGTTACCCGACCCATAAAAGTTTCAGGCGGCGCAATGTCAGAAGTCATCACAGGAATGTTAGCTTGTTCCGCTTGCGATACGCGGGTTAAGTCATCAGGCGCGGCTTGTCCGCCAATACCACCCATAAGACGGCGCGCTACAGCGCCAGTGCCTCCGGAAATAGCAGCGCCAGCCAAAGCCCCGCCAATGCGGTTATCATTCTGTTCGCCAGCGCCATAAGCGCCGCCATAAATGAGATCAGCAGCAAGCGGAGCGCGAGCGCCAAGACCTGCAACTTGCGCCCCCTTAAGTGCGGGGATCATAGCAAGCGCACCACCTGATACTTCACCAAGCCCGTAGGCCAATCCTTCTTTTTCAGCCAGATAACGCTTGCCAGCCTCAATTTGTGCAGGATCAAGGCCGATTGCGCCGCCTAGTTCATCAAGCATACCAGCCGTTAGGGCGTTGGCAGCGCCGGTAAAGTATGCAGTAGCAGCGCCCGCGTCCTCTTGTCCTGTACCTGTAGGCTCAACGGTTGCCTTAATGCCTTTGGTTCCGCTATCGCGCGCTTGAATAGCCTGTTCAAGCCCCTGCAATGGGGGACGGCCATATCGCGAACCGATAGCGTTAAGCTCTTCAATGCCTGCGCCACGATCAAATGCGCCTTGCAGCTCAGCTTGCAAAGCCTTGTCTTGATCGGTAAAAAACTTGTCACCCTTGCCGATAATGCGCTTTTGTTCGGTAGGGATGTCCATACCGCCAACACGAGCAAGGCGTGATTTGACTTCTTGCCACGCAGCAAGGCGTTCGGCAGCAGGAACACTTGGATCAGCAAGGTTGCCAACGCGCTCTTTGAGGAACGTAACGTCGGCATTGGATACGCCAGCGCCAAGGCTCCCGCCAGTCAATTGCAGCGTCATGTCTGCTACAATAGTCTTGAGGCGCGCAATATTCTGCATACCTTCAGTTGATTGGCCAGATACTCCGCCAAAAAGCGCGGCACCCGCTTGCTGCAAGCCGCCACTAGTTGATCCACTAATCAATTCAGATACTGGATCAGCACCAGTTTCTGGATTAACACCAGCGGCAAGCAATAGGTTTTTGGCAGCATTCGACTGCACACCTGCTTGCGCTTGCGTTTCGCCCTGCGCTTTTCCTACCGCCGTCGCAGCCGCTTTAGCCGCTGCAATTGACGGGTCGTTTTCTTGTGCAGTTTTGGCTTGTTCTGCATTAAAGCGAGCAACCTGCAACGCTTGATCTTGCTGCGCCCGCGCCTCTTTATCCGCCTCATACGGATCACGTGGAGCCGCAATGATAGGCTTGATTTGCGATACTGGGACGGTGCCTTGTGCGCTGTCAAACTGGTCGAATGGATTAGCCTGCGCCATAAATTAACCTTTAGGCTCAATATGAATATGGTCGCCCTCGTTGATCACATCCATATTTGGATTTAACCGACGCAGTTGCGCAGCATAAGCGCTCATAGACATACCCGGAGGCGGAACGCTATCACGCGCTCGGCCTGACAGATGGTAGCTATTAGGCTTGCCATTGACAGCTGCATTTTTGGCAGGACTGCGAAGCGTGGATGTAACGCGCTCACCGGGGATTCCCTTCGGTGCGAAAGCCGCCGCTAGCATTGCTGCTAGCGCCTCCCAGAATCGCAGATGATGAACCAGCGCCATACTTGGCATCAAACGCGCCTTTTAGTGACGGGTCTTTCTTAAGCATATCAACCGCAGCTTGTGGGATACGGACTTTAACATTGGCGTCAGTGACGCCTTTTTCGCCCGCAGCGATAGCCGCTTCAATATCCCTACGCAAAACCACGCCAACGCCGGGGATAATCTCGTAAGGCTTATCCTGCTTAGCATACAAAGTTTTATACCGCTCCGGATCAAGCGTGAAAACCGTGCTGGCCAAGCTATCGCGCAAGGCATCGGGGTTGCTGTCAATCATAGATAGCCCGTATTCCAGCTCTTTGACTTCCTGCTCAGCGCCAATGGTGTTGCGAGCCGCTGCAAGGCGAGACTGCACAACCTGCTTTGCCGCGTCCTTATCGCCACGATCTAGCGCGGACAATGCCTGCCCATAGAAGCCAAGTTGCGTTTGCTTCTTAGCATCATCCATAGGCTCAAACGCTTTTGAGATAGCTTCTGACTGCTCCGGAAACTCAAGCATGAACTCGCTCATAGTTTCCGGCGAACGGTCGCTGCGAAGTCTCTGCACCCACTGCGAATAGCGTTGCTGGCGAGACTGCTCTTGCACCAGCTTGGCTTGCTGTTGCTGTTGCACCGCGCGCTGTTGCTGCGCTTGCTGAAACGCCTGCATGAACGCCTGTCCAGGATCAGGCATGTTCGTGCTAAAATCGTATGGTCCGACTGCCATTAGAACGCCCTCACCATACCCGGCGAACCCGCGCCAAGGCTTGCGTTAGCGCCCGCCATGATTTGATTGACGTTCGGCATTCCACCGCCACCAAAAGCACCACCGCCAAACAAGCCGCCCGCAATGTTGCCAATGCTGCCCAAAGCGCCGCCCCATGCATTGCCGCTGGCAATAGATCCTGCACCCAACGCTTGGCCGGTATTTTGCTGTAGGTTGCCTATTTGCTGCCCTGTCTGCACCGCTTGGTTTCCAGTACCAGCCGCCGCATTCTGCCCCATTGACGCAATGCCTGCAAAGTTAGCCATTTGCTGTTGAATTTGCTGATTTAGCATAGCAGGCCGGAACTGCGCCAAAGCGCCTTGCACATTACCGCCGCGAAGCCCGCCCGTCGCACTGGCGTTCTGCAGGATACCTTGCTCACCTTGGCGCACAAGACTTTGGAACATTGGCGATTGCTCAAGTCCGGATATGGCTTGCTGTTGCGCATCCACACCAGATTGTCCCGCATATGGCGATAGATCACGGCGCGCACCATCCGCATTATAATGAAACTCACCGAACTTAGCGATGTCCCCGCCGAACTGTTCAGCCGATGGCGTCCCTTGAATAGCCTGCCAATTGGCCATAGCATCAGGATTGCCTTGGACATACGCCCCCCAATTGGTGCCAGTGCCACCTGCACCAGACAGATTAAGCAAGCCCTGCAATCCAGCGTTACCGCCTTGAACGTATGGCGCAAGCAACTGTCGCGCCAGATCGGATTGACGGCGCTGTTCCGCAACGGCTTGTGCATTGCCTTGCGCGACTTGATTGGCCGCATTCTTGGACGCGCTAGAGCTAATCAACGCCCCACCGACCGAGCCAGCCAAACCAACGGCCCCAGCGATTAGTGCAGGTGGCATTACTTACTCCACTCGTAAATGTAGAATTGGCGCGGTAGATCATCGACCCAAAGCGTTTTGGTTTCCAAGCGCTTAAATCCGCATATCGCAGCATGTATCGCCAATGCGCGATTAACCACCGGAATGCGCGCCCATACCCTGCCAGCACCCAGCTTGCGCAAAGCCTCTTTCGTGGCAGCAATGCCCCAAGCGCCCCGTCCTGCCTTTGTCAGCATGATATGGGCCTCATAGGTGTCAGGAGCGCACCACTCAAACATCAAGCCGCCATGCTCGCCAAACAGGTAAACGGCGGTATCGCGAATGGCGTTAGTGAAGTCGATAGGCCCGCCGATAAACGGTGCAATGTCAGGATGCGCTGCAAACCAGTTGATTAGGTCTGCGCGGAATGTGCGGTCTAGTAGATCACCCTCTAGGGTAAACCGGCTTTCCGCAATGTCCTGATTTGCTACCAAGTACCGAACCCCTAACAGGTGGCCTACTGGCTGGCCGCGATACTCAGTGGCGACACTGTAACACGTGCCACAATAGCAATCAAGTAACCTCTCGCCCGCTAACCCGAAACGACAATGCTAAACCTGCACTGGCTAATGTCGAGATAAAACCGCCCGGCTCAAGGATATGGCCGACCAACTCAGGGCACGTGTACGTCTCACCAGGCAAGATAGCCCGCGCGTCGATTGCCAGATTAGAATCCGAAGCCGCGCCGCCGTTGGGTACAAGGTTTGCCGAAAAGGCCGCTGTTGTGGCAGATGTGTTTGCCACCGTCACCTTATCAATGATCGCGCGCGTCCCAGTTGGCGCAATGTATTGCGTTGTCTGCAAGTTTTCAGCGAACTTGGACGGGACTAGCGGTTTAATTAATACGGCCATGACTAACTCCTATGGCGCAACGTAATAGCCCGCCGTAGCGCGCCATATTACGTTTGTGGTGGCAGGGCAGACAATAGTAGTTGCAGTGCCTTGAGCTGATACTGCCAAAGGATATGCCAGATCTTCACGCCACCTATCCATAGTGCCTTGAAGCGCCGCGTCAGCAGGAAATGAGAAAGCCAAAGTGCCGGGGATATTTGTCGTTGTCACTGTAACAGGGGCAGCACCCGCCGTTAACGTCGCCACCGCAAAGCGGTTAATTGACAAGTACGTGATATAATGACGCAACCCCGCACCTGGGGACGGTAGCGTCAACGTGACAGCAGCTCCGGAAGCGCCAACCGCTGTTACAGTGGTGGCTGTCACCATGCCATTTAAGCTATCATCTAAAAGGCCGTTTTCAGCCGAAAGGACGGTTGTAGCAGAGCCAGAAGTGTAAGCAGTAACACGGGCGCGAACCAATCTGTATTGCGCGCATTTACCAACCCACACACCTGACGCCGTGCCAGTTATCGCCGCCACATATGAAACCGACGCAACGTTAATCGGGCGAACTGGAATTGGCAGCCAATTCACACCATCAACGGTGCCGGAAACTTCAATCGTCATGTTGAAAGTGCCGCGCAAGTCAACTGCGATTGAGTTGCACCCGTCCGAAGCTGTTATAACTTCAGCATTAAGGCTTCCCAGTGTTCCGGCAATGAAAAGCGTCTCACGCGGATCAAGCAACCCGACAGTAAGATTGCGCGATAGCTTGGCCATTATAAAGCACTCCAATTTATCTTAATCGGACCAGCCATAGGCTCTGGCGATGTTATCGTAAACCGGATTGCGTCTGTTTCCGCCCGCGCTGCCAAAGAGGTTATTGTCAGCAATTCCGGGTCGTTTTCATCAGCATCTAAACTTGGCGCTAAAGTTGGTATGATCGTGTCAGACGGTGAAACACCTAATGCAGCAACACTTTCAATCCATTCGTAACGATTGTTTGCAACTGTGATAGTTGACGTTCCGTTTAACGAACTGCCTGATGCCGGAGCTGGAACCCACCTATCGTTATCCCATTGGATAACATCGCCGTCAGTGACGTTTGGTGCGTAAACATCAGCTAAGTCTGACAGTTTTTGCTCAACACGTGACGCACTCGTCACCAATTCCAAAGCATCGGTAATGCGCTGCAATTGCGCCAAAGCCTCATATGCGTTCGTGTTTGCCGCGCCTGCGCTAATGTCCACATCCTGAAATAATGTTTCAACTACTTCAGTTTGCGTGAACTGGCTTTCGATGGCCTTGATCGCTTCGGGATCATTACCGACAAAGCGGGCAATCTGGTTTCTGGAAAGGCGCAGGCGTCCTACCATGCCAAAGGCTCTAGCGCGGCCTCTAGCCGTGCGAACGATACATGCGCATCAGAAGTGCCCTGAAAGCGCTGTATGCGCCTGTCACGCATATGGCCCTGACGCATCCACACCAATCGCTTGGATGTAGCGCCTTGCGTCCCTACGGACACCGTACGCGGGATAGACCACGATCGCCCGTCAATGCTGTACGAAGTCGAGATAACCGGATCAACGCCAAGCGCTACAGAACCTGTCAGGCCGAACAACTCCAGCCGGTTAAACAGTGCCCCGCCGCCTTCGTTATAGACGATAAAGGTGCCGAACTCCCAACGGACCTTTTCACCGTAATGTGTGGACACTGTGCGAGTAAGCGAACCCAGCCGTGCATCTTGCGGATCAGCGCAAAGCCATTGGTTGAACGCATAGACAAAATGCCTTGCGCGATATTGCGCAAAGCCTTCCAAGGTTGATGTCAGGACAAACCAAACAGGCTGTTGCAACACTGCCGATGCGCCCGCATCATAGACCAACGTTCTGTCAGGCATGTGCATGTACAGGAAGTTGTGCGTTCCCTCATTGCGGGCTTCAAGGATGACTTCGGACAATTCTGCCTCGGTATACGCCTCTAGCAGAGTGTCCACTTCATGAGTGCTAATCTTTACCGCGTTGCCATTGTTTCCGATGTAGACGGCGGGCTGTTCGTTAAATCCGCTGCCCAAGAACGCAACGGCCTCTGTAAACAGGCAACACGCATCTTTGCCGATGCAACCCTTTTCAATTTGCGCACCCTCGATGCGCTGAAACGGAAATAGATCACCGCCGATGTTATCAAAGAACTCGATGGTATGCCGGTTAAGCGCCGCAACCTCATTGCGCAGCTTGAGAATAGCGATAATCGGATCAGGATCAGCTTCGGATGAACCATACTTAAGCGGATTAACCGATAACGGATCACCCAACTCTGTCACGACAAGGAACTCGCCGTCCGTCGTCATGTAATAGCCGTCAACCCAAAGCACATCATTGACTTGCCCTAGGTCAACATCCGTGTTCTGGCGAAGTCCTGCCGTTGGGTTATACAACCAAAGGTTGCCGCTCGATGCAATGGCCAGATCATCAAAGCCGTAATCCAGCGAGACGGGCGGACCATCGTTTCCTACCGAACCAATTACAGTTTCCACGCCAGTGCTGGAAATGGTGCAGAGGTTTCCGCCATTGACTGCATAAAGCACGCCATTCCAAACGATTGTGCCGCGATTAATTCCGCCCGTTACCCCGAACGGAGTAATCCCATCGGCTGGCCTTAAATACCCTTGCGAGACGCCGCTATCCTTCGGGACAGGTACGCGGTTAACCGGCAAAGCAGTGCGCAAGGCCGGATCACCGTCACAGTAGATGCCCGAAAGGATATTAATCTGCATTAGACAAAGCTGCCAGGCGTCACAATCAAGTCGCCATCAGCAACAGTGGCGATAGTACGAATAACGCTAGGCCCGGAGCCTACCCAAACCACAATCTGGCTGCCTGACAAAATTGGCAATGCGCTGGCCGTAGTTGGCGCATCACCGGTAGGTAGCGCATCGCCTTCACTTTGAGATTGCGTCAATGCAACATGAACTCGCGCCGTTGCGCTAGTGTTTGTCAGCACGATTGCATTGCAATTCTTTGGAATAGAAACCGCTGCCGTTGCAGATAGCGCATTGGCAATCGTGATCGTGGAACCCCAAGCGGGCGAAAAAGCGCGACTCATTAACCAATCCTCCACTGCGACCCATCGACAAAGACAGGCGCTCGATTTGAACCACCGCCAACCACCACCGAATGAAACGTTGTGGCAGTGGCGTCTGTTACAAACGCCCTTGCGCCATTTCCAGCCACAGACGCACTTGGCAGGTTTGCCACTAGAACGGGCGTTACCTGAATATAAGACGAAGCCCGCAACGACGTGAAAGCCGTGCTCAGGAACGTCACAAGCGTGGTAAATGAGAACTTACGCGCGTCACCCTGCGATGCCGAATACAGCGGTACTTGATCGCCTGCCGTTACCGCGTCCACCGCTGAAAGCTGATTAATCGTCGCCATTATTCAAACTCCAGAAGGCTATCAGGGCCAGCCGCAAGCCTGTTACGTGGATCGGGCAGGTAATTGCCATCATAGCGCCAAGGTTTGTTTCCAGCCCCCGCTGGCATGACGGGCAATTGCATTTCAGCCGGCTGCGCATGAAGGTTCAGCAGCGCGTTAAATGCCCGCTTCGCACCTGTCATAGTGGCTGGCATCACGTTCTTGCCGTAGCTGGGTGCAATGCGAATAGCGAGGTTCAAGACCACCGCTTCCCATGCGCTATCTGGCACGGCAGTTTCATCCGTCAGTTGCCCCGTCGCAGGACCGCTAGGGATGGGATAGCCGATGCGAATGCCACGTGCATTCCATTCCGCCATCATACCATCCAAGCGCCGCATTGCGCCGGTCAATTCCTCCGCCGTAGCATCATAGGCATAGGACGCGAGGCCAATCTCCTCGAACGCCCCGTTAATGAAGTCGCGACGGGTGTATCCCATTAGATCGCCCCTGCGATACGTTGTGCCAGCACTGCGTCACTTGTCCGCGCGTTGAAGCCGATGCCAAGTTCTTTGGCCTTCTGTTCCAGTTCGTCGCGGGTGGCAGGCGATACATCATCAATAGCCTCTTGCGCCTCGATAACCTCTTGAATGACGGATTGCGCTTTAACGCCTGCGACAGCTTCCGGCACAGTCAAGCGCCAACCAGCATTTAACGCAGCGTCCAATGCTTCCGCGTCATCAATACCTTTGTAATCAAAGGTGTAACCACCTGTTGCGTGATACATGCCAGGGGAGCGATAAACCATTGTCGGGAAGTCGGTCATTTCTTTACCTTCCGCGCTTCACTTAAAGCAATGGCAATGGCTTGCTTACGGCTTTTGGCCTTAGGCGCTTTCTTTGCGCCCTTTGGGTCAATGCCCGCGTGAAGTGTACCGCGCTTGTACTCGCCCATAACCTTGGCGATTTTAGCTTCGGACTTTGAAGGCTTTTTGGCCATTTCAATTCCCCTTTAAGTTGGGGCGGTGAAAGAGGATAACACCGCCCCAACACTCATTACGACAAACGATACGTTACGAACGTGTTTGCCGCTGTCTTGCGAGTACGGAACCGACCGGACACGTTAGCCGCAACTGCGCCTGAACCAACAATGGTGTGGCCAGTCGAAGCCGTCACAGTGAAGGCATTGGTGCCGCCGGTATTGATTGCCGTCCAATCGACATAATCATTGATTGCGAACGAACCCGCCGCATCAAAGATAGTGCCGGTGTCGAGCGTGGCAGTTACCGCAGCAGCAGTAGTCGATGTGACAATGCCACCAAACACAAGCGCCGCAGTCAGAGTTCCGGTTGCGTTCAAAGCTCCCGGCGTAGGCTGCGTAGGCACTTCCGGAATGAACGCCGCAGTGCCCACCGAATACAGCAGCGGGAAGTCACTACCACCCTCAATCTTGACACTTGCAGCCGCAGAGAATGCGCTGGAAGTATAAGCCCCAACGCCACGGAACAGAACTGTGGCAAAGACAGGGCCGTTTGTCTGTGGCTGCGAAAGCTGCGTTACGGTGTAATAGTCGTCCGAATAGACAGCCAAACGTGCCGAAGCGGGGACAGTGAACACCGCAGGGGCAAGGAAAGGAACGATACTTGACATGATTAATCTCCTCAAACTGGTGGGGGCCTAAACCCCCACCTCACCCTTACGGCTGGCCAAACAGCAAAACGCCATTCATTTCAGGGTTCTTATTCACGACACCAAAGAAGATGTCGAAAGTAAGATCGGAAACGAACGTAGAGCCGCTGAACTGCTTAGTCATCACCAGTTCGATACCGCCTTCCAGCGTAGCGCGCATGACTTCTGCGCCCTGATTGCTTGGAACAGCATAGCGTCCGGGCAGCAATTCGATGCTATCCTTATACCAGAACGGGTTAATGCCAGCTGCGTTGTCATTCAGCCAGTTGATTGCAGCAGTGCCCGATGTGGTCACAACTTCGCAGTTCTTGTACTGACGTTCAGCGTCCGTTGGCGACGAGTTCGCACCGATAATTGGGGGCGAAATAATCACATCAGTCAAGCTGCCAGCAACCACCGAAATGATACGGAACGTCTTGAGACGGCCCGAACTTTCCTTTGTGATCATGTGCACGTTTTCGATGCCAGCAATCTCGAAAGCATCGCCCGCGCGCACGTTGGTGTTAGATGAAAGCGTCACGCGCTGATAACGGTTATCAACGTTATTGCCGGTAGCATCGGTACTGACAGGAGTGTAGCGAACCTGCGCACCGTTAGTGGCAATCGTGATTGAACCACCGCCAGCTGCAGCAGCAAGACGGCGACCTGCATCAGTCTTGAACGTCGAGAACCCAGCGACTTCGCCAACATACGAACGCTCATAAGCCGAAGTGGGTTTGCCCGTCATGGTCTGGCGACCTGCCAGGTTGCCCGCGAGACCGTTATAGTCGCGCGAAGTCAGCACCATGTACCGTTCGTCCTGAGGGACGCCGGTTTCATTCATGATGCTATCAGCAAGTGCAATGTCATCATAGTCGCCAGCAGCACCAGATACCGGGACAACAAGCGTTCCCTGCATCGATGCAACATCGCGGATTGCAATGTTGAGATCGGTTGCGAGGCTAACACCTGCCGCAGTCGAAAGGCGATCTTGCTGCAAAGCATCGCGCATTTCTAGAGCGTTAAGCGAAAGATTGACGTTCTTGTTGAAGCCAAGGCGCGACGGCACTGTCAGTTGATTGGCCGATTGCTGCCCGATTGGGGTGCCGACAACACGATCCTGTGATTTGACGATGTAGGTCATCGGACGCCAGATCGTATCGTTGGCGCGTTCCATTGAAACGCCATCGGTGCCGAAGTTGGCGACATTCTTGAGCATCACAAGTTGGTCTTCAAAGCCTTCGCTGACTTTTTCAAACGCAACAATCTGTTCTTTGGAAAATGAGTTCGCCACGGTAATCTCCTGAGTTGGCGAGAACGGAAAAGGCATAAATGCCCGGTTCAGAACTCGCCTATTCAGGTCTGGCGGCTACCTTTGGACTGCGCATTTAGAGCCGCGCGAAGGCTTATTGGCGATGGTTTAACACGCATCGCCCTGTTGTGCAAGCTAGGCCCGCATTGACCGCTTGTAAGCCATGACCTTTGAATAATCGCCGGTCTTTGCCGCGTCCTCACGCAACCGCTCCAGCGTGTTGTCCGTACTGGCAACACCCGTTCCGGTTGGAACAGACACCGTGCGCTCTGGCGATGTGGCTGGCTTACGGGTTGTTTTCATGGTCATCTCCACACGCACGGCTTCCGCCACGAACTCGGCGTAGTCTTTGATAGCAGCCAGTTCAGCCGCCTTCTTGGGGTTCTTGCCTAGCGCGTAGACTAGCGTTGGTGCATCCTTGGCAACCTTGATCAGCAAGCCCTGTTGCGTCACATCGAATGTATCTTGGACAAACGCCTCTGCCTCGTCAAAGTCGGGTGCAGGTATTTTAGTTTTAGCCTCATTGTAGGACGAAACCTTAGCCTGCCAAGCCTGTTGCGCTTGTTCTTGCTCGCGGCGGGCGTCGGCCTCTCGCTGGTCATGCGCCCGTTTGGTTTCATACCAACCTTCAAGCGCCGCCTCGAATGCGTCCGTATCGTAATCGAAGTCGTCCAGCTTTGGCTTGGCAGGAAGCGCTACAACCTCGGCTGGCTTGTTCAGTTGCGCTTCAAGCTCTTTGATGCGCTTTTGGTTTTCACGATCCCGCTTGCGTAGATCACGCACCCATTCCGGCGCTTGTTCAGGTTCCGCTTCCGGCTCCTCGTCGCCAATCTGGACGACTAGCGCGCCTTCCTCGACGGGTTCGACGGGCGCTTCCGCAACGGGAACATCGACTTCAGGCGTCTCAATTACATCATCTTCATCCATGCGCATAACTCCTCTTTAAGCGCCACCCATCGTCGTGCCTAAGCCCGACATAATCTCGACAGTCTCTGCCCGCGTCTTGGCAGCGTCGGCAATTGACTTCTCAGTGTCCGCCACAGCCTTCTCAGTCAACGCTGCTTCCTTACCTGCCATAGCCATAGCCAATTGATCGCCCGGCGCTGGAGGGGCTTCCTGTTCCGCCTGCGCAGACATTGCAGCGCGTTCTTCGTCGTTAGGCTCAATAACACCCATGCCGACCAGTTGCTTGCGGTAGAAGCGGTTAACGTCGCTAAGGCCCTCACCTTCCGCGTTCATCATGATCAGGCTTGTGATGACCTTGGCGTCCGCAGGATCATTTGCCATCTGCAATAGGCCAGTCAGCATTCGCACAAGCGCATCGCGGCGGCTGGTAAACGATGGGCCAACGTCCACAGTTACATCAAAGTCCGCTTTAGACAGGTCGTTCTTAACCGTCTCTTTGCCATCCTTATCCAAGACCGGAGTGGCAATCTTAACCGTCGATACATCGCCTTGCTCGCCAATGGACTTCATCGGGCGGTCATCCTCGACGTAAATATCCTTGGCCATTGAAAGCCATATCTCACCGCAACGGCGTATAGCCTTAGCGAAGTTGCTCATGAAAATGTAGGACTGCATGTCCAAACGCTGCTGGATCATCTCAACGGCTTTACCGGAGATATTCGATACAACCTGTTCCGCGCCTTGGTTCATGCCGAGCAGTTCGTTCATGTCTTGGCCGGTCTGCGCAATCAATGCAGCAAGCGCTTGGGGAACCGTTGGCGGCTCCACGTAAGACACCGGCCCCATAGGTTGGGCAGAACCGTCCGCGCCTTCGATCGCATTGACGCGCAAGAACGGATAGTTCTTGAGGTTTGCATCGGCCCATTCTTGCTGCAAGCCTGCAACTTGTTCGGACAGGAAGATAGGCTTGCGCATTGGCGACATGGCCGCAATCTCTGCTAACATGCTAATCATCATGTTGTAGATGCGTTGCGGGTCTTTCGCCAGTCGGACAGCGCCCATGCAACGTTCGATGTTATCGACAAACCACCGCTTGCCGTAGACAGGCACGATCGGGATATTCTTGCCGGCGATGTAACCGCAATCCTCAAGGATGCGTGATCCGCACATGATATACTTGCGAATCTTGCGGCGCTTGACCTTGCGGACCTTGACCTCGATCACCCCCTTCCCGTCTAAATCAGACAGCGCGGCCTCGATAGCCGAGCCTTCATCTTCAACGAGCGCTTCGCCCATTTCGTGCAAGTCGTCATCGGTGTACTTAACCGCATCACCTTCCGGCGTGGCGAACGTGCGGACAGTCTCACGCACTTCCTCGACGCGGTAATACTCAGCAAGATAAACAACGTCCGGCGTGTTCCAGTCAAAGTACGTCGTGTTAACGTCCTTGGGCCAAGTTGCGGGATCATCTTTGTACTCAGCTTTGAACGCATCGCGCGTCATGCTGTAAACGACAAAGGCGTGTTTGGCGTCGGACTTGTCTTGACGCTTGGCGTTTACGTCAAAGAAAACCGAGGTGTCAGCATCATAGATCGGCTCAATCCGAATTCGCTGCTTTTCGTTTTCGTCGTCGTATTCGTCCTCATAGCAGGTGCGCAAACGCAAAGAGCCAAACCCGCCGCCAGTCGCTTCCTCGAAGGCGTTGTCATAGGCTTCCTCTGCGCAACTGTCCTGCTCGTCTGCACGGTACAGGCCATCGCATACATCGGCTAGATCGTCCTCGCTGCCATCCTTGGCCACGAAGTCCACGGTAATACGATTGTTGCGGTACTCGTTAATGATCCGCATCACGCCTTGATGAACCTTGTTGTTCTCAAGTTTTGGGCGGTTCTCGAATTGCTCGCCTAGCGGGCCTTCCCATTGCGCACCGCAAATGGAATAGAAGCGCCGATCCTCAACACATAGGCGACGTTCATCGCGATTGGCGTTTTGCGTGGCGTCGAATTGCGCCTTAGCTTCCGCTAATACGGATTGCTCGCGTTCGGTCTTGGAAAGTCGCGCCATCAATAAACCCCGGACAGTTACGCGCTTGTATCACGTTGGGAAAGCGCGGGCAAGTTCACCACTTAGACGATGTGGGAAGGGGGGCGGCGTCCTTCTTGCCTTCGTTGCGTGGCTTGATAATGCCGGGAAATAATGCGGCCAATGCCCATATGTGAGCATCAGCCCTGTTAGGGGATAATTCGCCGATAAAGCCATACGTTGTAAATGCTGTTAATTCATCCTCTAGTTCGTTGAACCTGCCAACGTGCCGGACCTTACCTTGCTCATACAGTGCGCTAAACGGTTCAGCGCGCGCAATCTTGCCACGGCTTGCCGTCACCTTAATGAATGGTGTTCTAGGCCTCGCAGTCTGGATCACATGCCGGACCATATCTCCGCCAAAGTTTGTCTCACCAACCACTGTGTCAGCATTCCATCGGTCAAAGGCATCGGTTGCGACTTTACCCCATGTCCCCGGTCCAGCCTTTACCGTGCAGTCTTCAAGCAAGTAGGCATTGCCATCAGTGCCCAATCCTTCGACGATGATCCCGATTGCGTCGTTGTCCGCATTGTCAGCATCACCAGCGCCGGACGGATCGACCGCCACAACAATACGCACCATGTCGGGAATAACGCCGTCGAACACGCGCCATGTTTCAATAATGCTGTCTTCAAACAATGCACCTGATACAGCTTCACCAAATTCGCCATCAAGAAACCGCTTGCGCATTCGGCCAGACATAGCCTCTAGCGTCTCGATGTAGTCCGAAGCTACGTTTTCCCGATTATCTTTAGGGTTAATCTTGAACGCTGAGTAATCATCCGGCTTGGACAATGCCACCTTGGTTTCAGGGTCTACCTTTTGAACAAACTGCCGATATGACCAATGCGCTTTGTTTGGTGGGTTCATATCATAAAACACACGCGGGCGAAGTTGTGTCGCATCGCCGTCAATCACTTGGTCTACTTGCTGCGCCAATCGCGTTAGCGCCACTTGCATTGACTGCCACGGGATCTGCGAACATTCGTTGAAATAGATTGTCGCAAATTCCATACCCAACACCTTCTCAGCGCGTTCGGCATCATCAAGGCCAGCAAACCATATCTCGCTGCCATTAGGCAGGGTTGCATACCAATCGGTCTTATCCGGTTTGTACACCACACCAGGGAAAGCAAGGCGCATAACCTTAGGAAAGGTGTCTAAGACTATCGACGCCTTGATGGCGTTAAACCGATAGCGAAACATCACATGGCGGCTATTGGGAGCCTTTAGCGCTCGCATGACCACATTGCGCACAAGCAAAAATGTTTTGCCGGATCGTGAACCACCAAACAGCATGACGTGTTTGGATTGGCTGGCGCATACAGCTTGCGCTTCTGCCTGTTTTGCAGTGAGCTTAAAGGTCTGCGTCATGCTGACCAAGGGTCACGATAACGCCGCCCTTATGCTCCACCTTTTCAGTCAATAAACCATGCAACTTAGCTTTTCCCATAGAGGCGCTCACAGCGGCGCTAGGCTGGCCCTCCTGTAGTGCTAGTGCCCTTGCCTCTTCAAGCTCTTCAGTGAGGCTCTGAACGGAAACTAGGGTGCGTTCAACGGCTATTGCTTGGATCGCAGACAGCCTTGCTGCAATCTTGTTGTTTTCAAGAAGTGCTTTTGCGTTCCGGTTTATCGTTGCGCCCTTCATGCCCCCAGCATCGTAAGCCTGCCGATAAGCCTCGGACGCGTTACCCGTTGTCAGGTACGCTTGCACGAACGCCTCTTGCTTGGGTGTTAGGTTAGTCGCCACGCGGTTGTTCTACCTCTTTGTGCGGGATGTGGCAAGTTCGTCAGCCCAAGGATCTAGGAACCAATCAATGAACCGCTGCCAAATGGTGCGCTTTGGCTCCGGTAATTCCCAGAGCGCCTTTTCAGGCCCGCAGAGTGATGCGTCGTACTTTGTCCGATCCACGTTCAATGTCGGCTTTGCGTCAATCCCGATCACTAACGGATTGCGACACCATGCGCCATCGCTCCACCGGCAGAGTGAACATGCGGTCAATGCGGCCTTAGCCTTGCGCTCGGCCTCTGCTTCCATTTCAGCGTAGCGGGCTTCAAGCTGCTCCCGTACCTCTTCAGGGGTGCGCTCCTTAGGTGCTTCGGGAGTGGCGCGTAATTGCGGGTAAGCGTTTTGCAGTTGGGCAAGCGCGCCTTCGTAAGACCGCTGCCCGTGGAGTTGGTTTTGCGCATGGGCTTGAAGCATGGAATGGCGCGCGTTGCGCGAGGTGCCAGCAATGCCGGTAAGGTCTGTGAAAGCCGATCCAAATGGGTTCATGATCGCTTATCCTGTAAAGCGGGGTCACCCTTTCAAGTGACCCCAAGCACGTTGCGAGACATTCGCAGGGTTTCCAAAACCGTAAGCCAGCCCCGCTTGTTCCTTCCGGTGTCCAGCCATGTCGATCCTTGTGCGTAGGTTCGTTGGAATATCCGGATTCGGTGTGGGGGTGTTTTGTCAGGTGGTGGCGGCGGTTGTCAAGCCTTCCTAATCGCCACGATGTCGCCCGATGAACCGTCATGTATCCAGACCAGTTGGCGCGCGGTGTAGCGATTGTTCTCGTCTACCCATCCGTTTCTAAGCTGAATCTGGTATTGATCGTCATGATCAGGGGGATTGCGTTGTCCGCTTATTTTGGTGAAGCCGGGGGCGGGGATATCGCTAAACATCATCGCCATAATCAGGCGGTGCAAGGCGTGATGTGTTCTGAATTGCCAAAACACGCGGGCTGGGTTTGGATACAATCAGCGGTGATGATTGACCATTTGCCACCGGTAAAAATGGATGCCCCCAATCATATCGATCCTTGGGCCGCATCAGATCTAGGCATTCACGGATCGTCGGGAAAAACGTGCAGTTTTCCTTGAGAAGGCGGGTCAAAGCCTCAAATCCTGCAACTGATAAATGGCCAAGGCTATCGTAATATTCGGCAATCAGCCATTTTTCAGCCTGCAAATCACCAGCATCTTTGCGTTTGAACAAAATCTCCCAGCGGCGGAAAGTCTCAAGAAACGCCCGTTTGTGATCGATCGATCCAGTCAAGCCCTTCGTCGATTGCTCTTGCGAGGCTGCTACGCCCGTCAATGCCCGCATCGCTACTTGCCCGACTTGCTTGGCGTCCATGCCCATATCGTCCTTCATCTTGAACTTTCCTTATCCAATTCCGCCAAGCGGCTTGCCAATCTGATTTTACTGCATTCTTGCCAGTCGCGCTTGCGGCCCAATCCCTGAACCGCGCCAATTCTCGATCCAGTGAACCGGGGGGCCAGATTTTTACAGCATCCCCCGTATCGCCAGTCAGTTCAGATGGCTGCCAATCGGCTGGCAAACGGGTTCCCTTACGTGCGCGGGTATTACTATCCGGGTGGGTATGGGGGCGGGGGGTTAGTTGGGGGGTGTGGGGGGAAGGAAGGGGGGAGGGGGAAAGGGAGGGATTTTCTGGGACAGTCCCGTGACATTCCTGCAATTGTCCCGTGACATTCCTGCTATTGTCACGATCATTCTCGCGCTGCCTGCGCTTGCGGTCACGCTCAATTTTACGTTTAGCACTGACAGCTTCGTCACGCTCTTCAATTGCGCGTAGTGCTATCAATATTGCCTCAAGCGGCGCGCCAGCATCGGCCATGGCAGATGCGAGTTGAGATGGCGTCATGCGCTCAGTTTCCTGCGAAACACCTCTATATCCTTTTCATGCTGGGCAAGAATGAGTGCCTTTGCCTCGTGCGCCCGCATCCGCTTGGTGTCTTTCAACCGGCGGTATTCATCGCGGTATTCAGGTGGGCACCATGATAGCTTCGTATCCGCAGCGCGCTTTCCTGCCAGTATATAGCTTTCAGGCGTGGTTGCAGCCAACGCCTTACGCCATGCACCTGATCGCTTTGCAGCTTCTGTGAGTTTCTGACGATGCTCAGGCCGTGCGACGTTAGCGCGGGCCAGTGCAATGATACGTTGCATGTATTCAGGGTCTGTTTGCATCTTTCGGCGCAAGCCAGCGGTCATATTGGCGCGGGCTTCTGGCGATATATGCGCCCTGCAATATCCGTGCTTATTGCCCTTCCAAAGGGCTTTACCGCAAGTCTTGCAATGCGCGCACTTATGCTGTAATTCATCACTCATACCGTCGCCTCTCTAATTGGCGGTTGTTATTTGTCCGGGTAGAGCGCCGTTGCCATGTCGCTCCCCGGACTTTTCATTTAACACTATCGTTGCTTGGATGCAATGCGGCTTCCACATTGCGCCAGTACCGCGCCTTGCGTTCACGGCTGAACTGGGCGAGCATTCGTTCGCGGTAAATCGGATTAGGCCGGAGCGACCGCTCTAGGGCTTTGCGGGCTAGGTGGCGTTTTATGCAGCGGATCATAGATTTTGCCCCCGAATTATTGCGCGGACGGCGCTCCACCACGGGGCGCAACGTGTGGCATGGTTTCTCATGCCTTCTTTCTCGATGGCCTGTAAAACAGCGCGCATTTGTTCCACGTTGTGGTCTGGATTGGCATAAAGTGGTGAACCTATCTTGATACCAGTCCGTGCTACGGTCTTAGATAGCGGTTCTGGCGATGCCCAAAGCAACTGCCAATCCTTCCCTATGACAGCAACCGGCTCTTGCGTTGCCCTGATTTTGACCGCATCGCTCATATCCATTCCCATTGCTTGAGTGTTTCAGTAATATCCTCAATCGACCGGCAAACCGCATAGCGATGTCCGAACTCGGTTAGCCATCGCTGGCATTCCTTTTGGCTGGCCTGCTGGTAATTGCCTTCGCACTTAACCTCTATAAACCCAACGCGCCCACCCTTGGCAAACAGGATCAAGTCCGGGAAGCCAGGTGTTAGACCGTCGCGTTTCAGGCTGGCCATTTGGCGCGAGCGCTGCTCCTTTCCACCTGCTAAAACAGAACCGTTCGGCACTGCCACAGATCGAAAGCCTAACTTGCCGATGTAGTCGCGTAGCTCGCGCTGTAGGATAGTCTCTTTTCTCACCGTGACAGATACTCGCGCAACTTATCCAACGTACCTTCACGCGGCGGGTTATGCCCCTTGCGGAACCGCACCAGCGTATTGTGATGGATGCCGGTTGCATCAGCTACGCGCCGCAGGTTGCGGTCATTCAATGCGTTGCGGATTTGATCTTCGTCCATTTGTTTTCCCGTAATTACTGTTGACGGCGCAACCATTAGCGCTTAATGGGAGTGAAGGCAACGGAGTAAATGATAATGACCGAAACACCTAAATTAACGAATGTCTACGCCAAGATTGCGGCGGTGCAGTCTGAACTGGCGAAAGTCGGCATTTCAAAATCGCGCCGCAACCAGCAAGGTAGCGGTTACAATTTTCGCGGCATTGACGAGGTGTACAATACCCTATCCCCCATTATGGCGGATCAAGGGCTTTGCATCTTGCCGCGCATCCTTGGGCGGATGCTGACCGAGCGCAGCGCTAAATCAGGTGGCACTTTGTTTTATGTCGTAGTCGAGGCTGAATTTGACTTTGTTAGCGCCGATGATGGTAGCACTCATACTGTCCGCACATTTGGCGAAGCAATGGATAGCGGCGACAAGGCCACCAATAAGGCTATGTCAGCGGCTTACAAATATGCAGCGCTTATGACGTTCGCCATTCCTACCGAAGGCGATAACGACGCGGACGCCACCACGCACGAAGTTGCCCCTGCCAAGCGTGAACCGGCAAAGCAGGAAGCCAAACCAGCCCTTGTCAGCGATGTTCAATGGGCCATTATTGCGGACCTAATCAGCCAGACCAATACGGACGCGAAGGCGTTTTGTGCGCACTACAAGATTGCCAGCGTCAAGGAACTGCCAGCCGATAGGTTTGATGCAGCGCGTAAGCAGTTGAACGGCAAACTGGCCAAGATTGCGGCGGAACTTGAAGCGGCCAAAAACGGCGATGATGCCATTCAGTATTAAGGAATAAGCCATGTTCTACAAATCTAGCAGTGGCGACAAAGAGATTGCCACAATGCCACTGTCCTACGCCCTGAACGCCTTGCGCAAGCTGGAACGTACTGAACCGGATCGCGTTGACGAGATTGCTGCTCTCAAGGCCCATACGGATAAACTGGCGGCTGAAAATACTGCCAAGGCACTTAATCCAGAACCGCGCGAACCGTCCATTGGCGACAATGGCGGGCCACCTATCGAGGACGTGAAGCCGGAAGGTCGTGAAGCCGTAGAAATACACGTTGACGACCTTTTGACCGAGGCCGCTAACTGGGCCGATGGTGTGGCACTTGAACGCCAAGAGCAGGCCGACGCAGTGGGTAAATTGCAGCGTATGTTGCAGGAAGCTGCCAAGATGGTGGACGAACGCGCCACGGTCGAAAAGAAACCCCATCAAGACGCGGTTGCCAAGATTGGCGATTGGCAGAACGGCTATACAGCGAAGGGCCTTAAAAAGACCCCAGACGGCAAACTGACCAAGGCTATTTTAGCAACCAGCAATCTAACCACTGGCTGGCTTAGGAAGCAGGAAGCCGAGCGTAAGGCGGTTGCCGATAAGTTGGCATTGGAAGCCGCGAAGGCCGCGCAAGACGCCATTGCCCAGCGCCAAGAGGCCAAGGCTTCAACCGACATTGAAGTCATGGACAAGGCTGAGGATGCCCTAGCCAATGCCAAAGCCCTGATCGCACAAGCGGACGGTGTGGCAAAGGAAAAGGTCAAGGCAGTGGCTGGCGACGGTTATCGCGCGATTACGCTACGTTCGATCTGGGATGCCGAAGTTACCAACTATGCGCATGCATATGGCCACTACAAATCAAACCCCGATTTTATGGCAGAATTTCACGCGCTTATTCGCAAATGGGCGGATAAGGATGCAAGACACGAAGCAACGCGCCGGACTATTCCGGGAGTGATTTGGCACGAAAAAAAGGTGGCACAATAATGTCAGGGTTCGACCTTAGCGAATTATTCGCTGAACCTAAGCCGCCTGAACTGGCAATCCGCTACGCCCATGATTTTAGCGATGATATGCGCGCACATCGTTGGCGGGCATCATGGGACAAGACTTGGCACGGAAAGGTGCAAGGCATTCTTATCACGCCTTACGCGGTAGTGAAAAACACCGAATGCGGTGCATGGATTGACCCTCATTCATATTGGCATGGCGAGTGGAATTTGTGCGCGCATGATGGATGTAAATGGGTTCGCAATGATAGCGGGCAGGCGTGGGCCAAGCCGACGCGGCAACTTGCTATCGAGAGCCTGATTTACCGGCATAGACGATGGTCAAGTCGCATCCTAAACGACATCATCTATTTTCGTGATGTTACCAACGCATTGGGGGTATTATTCCCTGATGAGGTTGAACACGTCAGGCTCTCACTGGCGAGCCTTGAATTTACCGCAAAGACAGGAACAAGATAATGGCAGGTTCGGTTTGTAAAGTCATAATCATTGGCAACCTTGGGCAAGACCCAGAGGTTAAATCATTCCAGAATGGCGGACGCATCGCAAACTTGCGCATTGCCACTTCGGAGAGCTGGAAAGACCGTGCAAGCGGTGAGAAAAAGGAGCGCACCGAATGGCACAGCGTCACAATTCAAGGCGACGGGCTGGTCGGAGTGGCAGAACGCTACCTGAAAAAAGGAAGCAAGGTTTACATCGAAGGCAAGTTGCAAACTCGCAAATGGACCGATCAACAGGGCAATGACCGCTACACCACTGAAATTGTGGTTGGTATGGGCGGCGCATTGACCATGCTTGACGGGCCTAGCGGCAATTCAGGCGGTCAATCGCAACGCCGCGAAACTGACCGCGACGATACGCAAGGCCATGTCGGCGGCGGCGGATATGATGACCTTGATGATGGCATCCCGCCGTTTTGATCGCTGTGAAATTCACACCCGCAACAAGAGGAAAATACCATGAGTGACGACCGTTTACGCCTGCTTATCGAACGCGCCGAACGCCTTTTGGAAGAGCGTAAGGGCATCAGCGATGACATCAACGATGTATATCAGGAAGCCAAGGCAACCGGCTATGATCCGAAAATCATGAAGGCGGTTATCAAACTTCGCGCAATGAAGCCAGATGACCGGCGCGAAATGGAAGCCGTGCTTGATCTTTACAAAAGCGCGCTAAACCTCGACTAATGGCGAAGCCTGCAACATCAGCGGAAAGGCGTCACTTCGCAAGAGTGGCGCTTTTACCGTGTCTGGTATGCAGTGGGCAATCGACCCTGCATCATGTGACGGGTTATGCTGATCGCATGGGCCGCGCACCTAAGCGCCATGACCGCGTAGTCCCCCTATGCAATGTTGCGCCACATCATCAGGCGGTGTTTGACAAGGCAAGCGACCCTCAATCTGTCGAAATGCTTTCCCACCGTGGTTTCTATGAGAAATACGGGATAGACCTCATGGCAGAGGCTGAGAGATTGTGGCGCTATGGGTTGACGGAGTGCCTATAGTCCCGTAACATCACAAAAATGACGATATGGAAACCAGTTCCCGGATTTGGCGGGTATTATTCGGCTTCTGATGCCGGGCTTATACGATCAAATGAAAGAGTGGTGAAAAAGCGCAGTAGGTGGGGTGGGGTTGTATTGCAAACATACAGGGCGCGGATATTAAATCCGCACATATCCAATGGATACAAATTAGTTCATATCGGGTTTGATGGCAAAAAATTCGGGATATCAGTCCATAGAATGGTCGCAATGGCATTCCATGGCATGCCTGATAAAGAGCAAGAATGCTGCCACAATGATGGCAATAGCCTGAATAATACACCATCCAACTTGCGATGGGATACTCACATTGAGAACAATCGCGACCGGAAAAGACACGGCACATATCTTACAGGCACATCCCATCCGATGGCTAAGTTTGACCTGATGTTTTTGGTGGACATACGTTCTGGAAAGATTGGCCTAAAGGAAGCCTTGGTTCGCGGTATTTCTAAGACCCACTTTTATCGTATTAAAAGAGGCCAATACGGCATCGACCTTATGGTAGAAGCGGAAAGGCTGGCAAATGGGGAATGAACCACCCCTGATCTTTGAAGCGCGCCTTGGGGGGCTTTTCCCTGCTAACCGCATGGCCGAGGAAGCCATGAAAGAGATACGCGGAAAGGTTAGCGTCACCATCAAAGGCGGACAGGCTAACCAGCGCCGGAGGAGTTTGTATTGGGCCTGCGCGCATGTCGTGACGCCAATCTTGAACGACCTGCACAACTTGACGCTAACCGAAGCTGAATTGCACGACATTACGCGCGATAAGTTTGGCATGTTCGATGAAATGGTTTTGCCATCTGGTCAGGTATTGAAGCGGTATCATTCAACCAGCAATCGCGCCATGAACGAAAACGCCCGGTCAGAATATACCAACCGGGCGCTTGATTTATGGTCTAGGTGGATAGGTGTTGACGTTACCGCACTCCGCCGTGAAGGTGAGTTAGTCCGTTAACCCCTCCCGCACCATAAACGCCAGTTCCACAGCCCTGCGGCACTCCAGATCAACCAGATCGACGGGGACGCCTGCGGGGTAATCCTCTGCCAGTATGCCCAGCCGGTCCGCAATGGCTTGCGGTGTTTCGTCTGACACAAGGCCGAGTAGTGCCGCGACTGGGACGTGTTCCTCATGCAGCGCTGAAAGGCTGGACAGGCAGGCGGGGAGTTGGGTTAGGTTCATGCTGATTTGCTCCTGATGTAGTCGCCCCATTGCGAGGCCATAGCGTTGGCAATGCCTGGCATGAAGCGGGCACGTTCTTTCGCACGGTCTTTGCCAGGCGACATAAAGTGGATGCGCTCCCGATCTTTTCGTGGCAGTGTCATCATGTATTCGTGAACGTTGTCAGTTTCTTTCAGGCGGGGAAGGCCATACAGCGCCAATCCTGTTTTCTTTTGTTCGGGATGCCCGTGCTGCCAAGGATGGATGTATTGCACATCTGCACCGAGATTGCGCAACGCTGGAAACAGGACGCTTGCGCCATTCTCGAATGCAACGTGATCAGAAGCGCTACATGCCTCATTCCAAAGATTGCAGGTCCATTCCAGCGCTGCCAGCCGTTCGCCGTGTTTTGGCTTTCCAATGCCGTATGTGCTATTCCCACAAACCGCCATTGCGTTGCACGGCACATGGGCGATAATTAAATCCCATCGGCGCGAGTTAATGGCGTCCAGCGCGTCCCCCTGGATGTGCCATTGTGGATCACCTTCCGTTGGTAACAGGTCACACGAATAAGCATTGAAGGCGCGGGCGCGGAATGCGTCACGAACGGTTGCGCTGTACTCGCAGTCTATCAGGACGTTCATACATCACCTCTTTCAAACAGTTCAACCATGCCATATCGGCGGGCTTCGTCCTCTAGTAACTTGAGGTTCTTGCGCGCTTGAACGACAAGCCAAGGTAGCTTTTTCATCCTCAACACGGTTTGCCGCGTTTCTTTCGGCACGGAATGGTAATCACGGCGGGCAGCTGCATTGTGGCATGTCTTGCACTTGCCATAGCGCGATGCTCCGTTTTTGGTCGTGTTTTCCGGCGACTTTGGATGGCCGCATTCGAATGTGTCCATTAGGCTGCCCTCGCTTTAATGATCGCCAGCGCAAGCTGTTTCGATGCCGCTTCCATGTTATTGGTGTAGCGCTCATCCATCCAGACAACACTGCTATCGTGCTGCCTCTGGTGATTGCTGATCGCGCGCTTATGCCTTGCGCGCATTGTTGCAATGGTTTCGAGCGTTGGCGCATTATCGTAATGTGCGTTAACTTCGCGATGCACCTGTTTGTCGCACGGCATGTATTGCACCAATACGCGCGCCATTGCGTTAGGGCTGTTGTGGAACTCTCTCACTTCAACCACTCCACGATTGTCCCGATGATGGGGAGCCAGAAACAGACCAGCAGTGCAAAGACTGCAACGCGGGCCATGCGGATGTGTTTGGGGGTCACTGCCCACTCCTTTGCGCTTCGTGCCATGATTGACGGATCGACCAGAGCCACGCGGGGATGTAAAAGGGTTTCATGGGCGTTGTCCTTTCTTAGCCTTGGCCTCTTCTGCGACCTTGAAAACTTCCTCTTCGGAAAGGCCGTTACCTCCTGTCAAAACATCGGACAGCCACGACAAGGCGCGCAGCCCATTGTATGTGCCGTCAGGGTTGAGAGACGCTTCATCAAGTGTCTTGGCTTTGCGTGGATCGTCGCTCACTTCACCATCTCCTCAAGCTGGCCGATCTTGGCGCGGATAGCCTCGCGGATTTGCGCGGCACGGTGGGCGGGCACTTCCTCGGGCCATTGTGCGATTGCACGGGCCGAAACACCAATGGCGCTGGCCAACGCCGCCATTGTGCCGAACTGCGCTATAACTTCGCTTTTTTTCATACTTGCTTCCTTTTTTGCGGAACATGCTTGACATAGATGTATGGCGCCGTTTATGTCAACACATATAGCAACGAGGAACCGGAAAAATGACCGACCTAACCGAACTAGCGCAATCCATACTGAACGGCGACACGCTGCCTTATGGCGAGCATGGCGTTTACGATAGCGCGGACTGGATCGATGCAGCGCAACAAGCGCTTGATCCTATCGAGCAGGACTTCACCGATTTGCGCATCATGGTGGCAAAAGAGGAAGCCGCCGATGCGTACAGTACTAGCCGCGTTGCGCATCGCAATGACTGGTCGTTTGAAGAATACTGCGAAAGGATGGGGGCATGACGCACCTTACAAAATCTGAGTACAAAACACTCAATGACGCCCACGCCATCTTAATGGCGAACCTTGGCGAATCTGACTACTGGACGCTTGGCTGGCGTTGGACAAAGGGCTGTGGTCCATCATTTGATGTGACGATGTTCACGCCAATCAACAATGAGCAACATAGCTGGGTTGAAGGCGAAACATTCGCAGACAAGATTGAAACTGGCATGGCAATCATTGCAGCCGAACGCGCCAGTGCGCCGTCGCCAGAAGAAGCTAAGCGCCGCCGTATTGATGCCTTGCGTGCGCAGCTTGAACGACTTGAAGGGGAATTACCATGACCACCCCCTTCAAAAACCCGCTTGGCTGGGAAGTCAGCTATAAAGAGGACGGCATATCCGATCCTTGGACGGCAAGCCACCTTGACCAATGCGTTACGGTATTCGGTGCCGACATTGATGAGCTAGGCCGCGAGATCATGGACTATGAACACAAGTGGCGCATGTCGCGTCAACTAGCAAAGCTGGGGATGCGGTGATGAAACGCGTATTATTCGAGACGGTATTAATCGCCGGTTTGTGCATCGTGGCTGCGATTGCTGCGATGATGTTTGCAAGCATTATGGAAGGGCCGATTGTATGACCACAACAACTGAGAAATTCGACGTTCTGAACCGCCGGACTGGTGAGGTACAATTCACAGCGGAGATATCCGTCACACCAGACATGACGACTAGGGTTAAGTTGGGGCTGGCTGTCCGCTGGGGACGTAGCAGCGGTGCCGACCTGCGCGGTGCCTACCTGAGCGGTGCCTACCTGAGCGGTGCCTACCTGCGCGGTGCCGACCTGCGCGGTGCCTACCTGAGCGGTGCCTACCTGAGCGGTGCCGACCTGCGCGGTGCCGACCTGAGCGGTGCCGACCTGCGCGGTGCCTACCTGAGCGGTGCCGACCTGCGCGGTGCCTACCTGAGCAGTGCCTACCTGAGCGATGCCAACCTGCGCGATGCCGACCTGAGCGGTGCCTACCTGAGCGGTGCCTACCTGAGCGGTGCCGACCTGCGCGGTGCCGACCTGAGCGGTGCCGACCTGCGCGGTGCCTACCTGAGCGGTGCCGACCTGAGCGGTGCCTACCTGAGC